TAGTATTGCCCATACAATGTCTGATAATCTTAAAACTGTTTTACAAAAGTTTTTTGACAAACGTAAACCATATGATACGTTAGTTAAAATGTCAGGTGCATTGTATCCAGCAGCTTTCAATATATCACCTTTTTTAAAATGTTTAAAATCTTCTTTTGCAATAAAACAAAAGACACCAGTATCTTGTACAACTTTAATGTACTTTTTACCTTGTGTAACTTTTGTTTTCATATCCCAATTGTCAACTTGTTCTTTACTCCAACCAGTTAGTTCTTTGCCACCCATTGTTGACATTCTTACATAGTCTTGTTTTGCACCCGACATAAGGTTTTTAATACCTTCGTCTAATGTTTTTGCTGTTTTTTCTACTTTTATCATAGTGTTTTCTCCTTATTCTATTATAATACCATACTTTCGGGCAAAAGTCAAGCGAAAAAACCCTAAAAATACAAGAAAAATCAACTTTTTTTCATAAAAAATGAGAACAAAGCAAGAACATTGACAAAAAATAGGTTTTGATTCGCAGGATAAATAATAAAATGAAAGAAAAACAAGAATTTTGTCTAAATTGTGGACACGAATCGCATTGTGGCGAAAAATGTTATCAAAATTACGGAGAATCAGAAAAAACTCTTTGTTGTTCCCATTGCCGTTGCGAAAAAGAAGACGAAACGTGGAAAGATGAAGTGAAATTTGACCTTTTAGACGAAGATTCATTTAATGGAGCATAAAATTATGAAAAAAATGAGAATATTTAAGTTTTGGAATGAAAATGGTGATGAAAAAGAGAAAGAAGCGTTAAGTTTAAAGAAAGCAGTAATGTCTGTACAAGGAGATTACAAAGATAACGTAATTGGAGTTGAATATATTAGTAAAAAAGGCAAAAAAATTGTTGATTCAGTAAAAATACCAATGGGTAGAAAGATTAGACAAGCAATTGTTTTAGAAAAAAGAAGATTAGCACAAAAAGCTAAGAAAGAATCGTTAGGAAGATAATGCCAGCAGTTAGTAGAAAAGGCGATACGTTAAGCACAGGTCATATTTGTACAGGAACAACAACTTTAGACACACCAGGTCAATCAACAGTTAGAGCAAATGGTATATTAATTGCTAGAGTTAGTGATCCTACTGTATCACACCCTTTTCCACCTTTACCACCTTGTGCGCCTCACGTTGCAAATGTTAACGCAGGTTCATCAACCGTAAGAGTTGCAGGATTAGCAATTGCAAGAATAGGTGATAGTGCAGATTCAGGTGAAATGACTTCAGGTTCTTCAAATGTTTTTGCAGGTTAGTGTATAAATATTAGTGATATGCCAAACTATGACGCTAGCACTAATAACAACTCTAAACGAGCAAGTAGAATCTATAAAGATTTAGATTTAAATTTTGGTCGTAATACAGTTACTAATGATGTTAATAAATTAACAGATGTTGAGGCAGTTAAAAGAAGTGTTAGAAATTTAATTAACACAAATCATTATGAAAGAGGTTTTCATCCTGAAATTGGTAGTGATGTAAGATCAATGTTATTTGAACCAATGACGCCTTTGACTGCTCTTAATTTACAAAGAAAAGTTGCTGAAGTATTAAATAATTTTGAACCAAGAATTAATTTAGTACAAGTTTTAGCAAATCCTGATTTAGATAGAAATAGTTATGCGTTAAAAATTATGTTTTACATTATTGGCGTACCAGAACCAGTTACAGTAGAAACATTTTTAGAAAGATTAAGATAAAATGGCAAGTAATAAATTCGTAGTTTCAGATTTAGATTTTGACGCAATAAAATCAAACTTAAAAGCATTCTTACAAGATCAAGCAGAATTTTCAGATTATAATTTTGAAGGATCAGGTTTTGCTGTTTTATTAGACACGTTAGCATACAACACACACTACCTAGGTTTCAATGCAAATATGGTTGCAAATGAAATGTACCTAGATTCTGCTGATATTAGAAAAAATATAGTTTCATTAGCAAAGATGTTAGGTTACACACCATCATCTGCTAAATCGCCAGTTGCTGATGTTGATATAACTTTAAACAATGCTACAGGTTCAACTGTAACAATGAATAAAGGAACAACTTTTACATCAACAATAGATAACACAACTTATCAATTTGTAACTAACCAAGATTTAACAATCACACCACAAGATGGTGTTTATAAATTTTCAAACGTAAGTTTATATGAAGGTACTTTAGTAACTTTTAGATATACAGTTGATAGCACAGATGTTGACCAAAAATTTGTGATACCTAGTGTTAACGCTGATACATCAACTTTAAAAGTAACGGTTCAAAATTCTGCTAGTGATACAACTACAACAACTTACACATTAGCTTCTGGATTAAGAAGTTTAACTAGCACATCAAAAGCATATTTCTTACAAGAAACTGATACAGGTAAATTTGAAGTTTATTTTGGTGATGATGTATTAGGTAAAAAATTATCTGATGGAAATATTGTAATATTAGAATACATTGTTTCAAATAAAGATGAGGCAAACGGCGCTTCTTCATTTACTTTATCAAGTTCAATAGGTGGGTTTTCAGATGTATCAATTACAACAAATTCAAATGCACAAGGTGGTGCTGAACCTGAAACAAAAGAGTCAATAAGATTTAATGCACCTTTGCAATATACATCACAAGATAGAGCAGTTACTACAACTGATTATGAAACACTTGTTAAATCAATTTATCCTAATGCACAATCAATAAGTGCTTGGGGTGGTGAAGATGATGAAACTCCTGTTTATGGTGTTGTAAAAATTGCTATAAAGGCAGCTTCAGGTTCTACTTTAACAAACGCAACTAAACAAAATATTATAACTTCACTACAACCTTATAATGTGGCGTCTGTTAGACCAGAAATTGTTGATCCTGAAACTACATCACTTGTATTAACTATAAATGCTAAGTATGATAAAAAAGCAACTGCTAAAACTTCAGATACTTTAAAATCAGAAATTACAACTGCTGTTTCAAATTATAGTACAAATACATTATCACAATTTGATGGTGTGTTTAGATATTCTAAATTAACAGGTTTAATAGATGATGTTGATAATTCAATACTATCTAATATTACAACCGTTAAAATGAGAAAAGAATTTACACCTACTATAAGTTCATCAACAAAATATGATATTTACTTTAGAAACGCTATTTACAATCCACATTCAGGACATCAAGCTGTTGTATCATCAACAGGATTTAAAATTGCAGGAAATAGTAATGAAATGTTTTTAGATGATGATGGTGAAGGTAATATAAGACTTTATTATCTAGTAAGTGGTATTAAAACCGTTCAAAATGCTACACAAGGTACTATTGATTACTCAACAGGACAAATTACTATTAACTCTTTAAATGTTGCTTCAATTTCAAATATTAGAGGTGCAACATCAACTAAAATAGAAATTACGGTTACACCTAGTTCTAATGATATTGTTCCTGTGAGAGATCAAATTTTAGAGATAGATGTTTCTAATTCAATCATAAATGTTTCTGAAGATACTTTTATAGGAGGATCATCTGAAGCAGGTGTAGGTTACACTACAACATCAAGTTACTAATGAACAATGGCAAAATTTAATGATAAAATTTCATCACTCATTAGCAGTCAATTACCTGATTTTGTAGTTGACGATCATCCACAATTTGTACAATTTCTAAAACTTTATTTTACATTTATGGAATCTGCCGAGTTGCAGGTTACCAGTATAGAATCAACTGATGGTATTACACTTGAAAACGAAACAGGTCGTACAGATAATTTATTATTAGATGGTTCTAAAATAACTTCAGAAAGAACACAATTAGACGCAGACGATAAATTAATTTTAGAAGATTCATCTTTTGGTAAATTTACAGTTGGTGAAACAGTTACAGGTTCAACATCAAAAGCAACTGCTACAGTTCTTGCTGAAGATTTAAATAATAATAGAATTTTTATCTCATCACAAGATAAGTTTGGTAAAGATGAAATTATAACAGGCAATTCATCAGGTGCTCAAGCAGTCATTAATAACTATCGTCCTAATCCTGTTCAAAACATACAAGAGTTAACTAACTTTAGAGATCCAGATAAAGTTATTTCAAACTTCTTAACTAAATTTAGAGATGAATTTTTAAAAACTATTCCTGAAGAATTAGCACTAGGATTAGATAAAAGAAATTTAATTAAAAATATTAAGTCAATGTACCGATTAAAAGGTACACAAAAAGGACACGAGTTATTTTTTAGAATATTATTTAATCAGGATTCAGAAACATTTTATCCTAGAACACAAATGTTACGTGTATCAGATGGACAATGGAATACACAAAAAGTTTTAAGATCAATTGCAACAACTGGAGATACTGCAAGTCTAATAGGTAGAACAATCACAGGTGGCACATCTGGTGCAACTGCTGTTGTAGAAACAATTAAAAAATTTATTATTGGTAGTAAAGAAATTTCTGAATTAGTTATTAATGAAAATACAATATCAGGTACGTTTGTTATAGGTGAACAAATTACTGGAACTGCTAGTGATACAGATGATTACTTTATAAAAGCAAATATTACTGGTATACCTGGAACAAAAACAATCACTAATGATGGTAATTTATACTCAACAACAGATTTATTAACTGTAACAGGTGGTGGTGTTGGCGCTAGTATTGCAATTGATGATATAGGATCAGGTGGTGTATCAGAAATTATTATTGACAATGCAGGTTCAGGATATTCAGTTGGTGATAATTTAGTTTTTACAAATACAGGAACAGAAGGTGTTAATGCTGCTGGATTTGTTTCTGTTGTAAACGGTGCATTTGGTCCTGAGGCAAATACTCCAGATACAGACGAAACAGATCACATTGTACTTGAAGATGAAACACAAAGAGGCGATCAATACTTTGGAAATAAAATTGTACAAGAAGATGAAACTAACTCTAGTTTAGGTGATATTACAGATATATTTTTAACAAACAACGGAAGTGGTTACATTTCTTTGCCTACTGTTTCTGTAACATCAAGTAGTGGATCAAGTGCTAATGTTTTAGCATACGGTGATGATATTGGTAGAGTTATCGGATTAAAAACAAATGAGTTAGGAGAAGGTTATGAAGCTTCGCCAACTCCTCCTACAATTAATTTTAGAAACAATTTAATATTAACTTCAGTTACAGGTACTTTTGCTGATGATGATACTATTACAGGTGCTGGTGGGGCAAGTGCAACACAAGTTAGTTTTGATAGTAATAGAAATTTATTAAAAGTAAAAGACATCACAGGAAGTTTTGTACTAGATGAAACAATTACATCATCAAGTGGTGGTTCAGGTACATTAAAAAAATTAGACGTAGCAAGTGCTACTGTAAATGTTGTTGCTGTTGCTGATACAGATGGTAAGTTTTTAAATGAAGATGGTTATGTATCTGAGCAAACAATGAAAGTACAAGATAGTTTATACTATCAGGATTTTTCTTATGTATTAAAAGTAGGTAAATCAATTGACGCTTGGCGGGACGCATTTAAAAAGACAATGCACACAGCAGGTTTTTATTTTACAGGTCAAGTTGATTTAGTTAGTACATTAAATGCTCAAATTAAAGCGCCAGTTGATGGTGAAATATCAGGTGCTTCTGAATCACCTATCTTCTCAATACTTAATACTTTATTCAGTACATTATTTGGTAGAAGATTAGGAACAGTAGATGATGGTACGACATTAAGAGCAAATGCAAATTTACCAGCTGATGTAGATTTAGACGCAAGAACAACTGAACACTTTACAGCAAATACTAGAGATTTAACTTTAAGTAGACCAGATATTGAAATTGATTATACTAGTAGAGTTAGAAGAACAATAGATGGTGTTGAAGTTAAACAAGGTTACGCATACGCAGGTCCTAGATTTGGTACTATTAATAAATTTGCAAACACAGCATTTGGTACACACGCTTCTGGAAGTAGAATAACTTTCCAAGTATTAAATGATATATTAGTAGAAGGTACTAGAACATCATTAGATGGTAGAGGTGGTATATTTTTGATGACTTCAGA